TTTTGATGACGCCCTAGACGGGCTAAACCTGCAAGAATACTTTTCAACCCAAATAGTAATAAGGGGCGGAGGCGCTTACGCTACTTTGGGGATGGAATCTTTCTTTAATGCCGTCAATGCCGACAAAGATCCTGAGTCTGAAAAAGAATTTTTGAAAAACAATAAATCAAGCGACGTACATCAAAACCAAGAGTCGGCAGATAGACTTGCTGACATTTGCAAACTGATCTGCTCGGTCTTGGTGTACTGCCAAGCTCTGGGTGACGAGGTGCTGCACAAGGGCGTACCGTTCAAGAAAGACAATGTCATCAAGCTGTCAAAGAACGCTAACAAGAATAAAGGTACAACCTCCATGACGTTGCGAGGTCCGAAAGGATTCTCGTCTAAGAGGGCGCAGAGTCATTATCGCAAGTGGCACTTCAGAACGCTCAAGGACGAGCGCTTCTATCAGAGCGATGAGTGGAAGGACAAGCCCAGAGGCAGTCGCGTGGTATTCGTTAGGGACTCTGTGGTCAATCGAGATGTCAGCCCGCACGTTTTGACTGACGGCACGAACGTGGAAGACAAGGTGTTAACAAGCGAGTCAATACAAAGTGCTGCGAATTAACCTGACGTCTGACGAACTCAATGCGCTGTATCAGGCCATCAAGTGCGTGGTTCTGAAAGAGGATCTGGAGAAAGGGCAGGAAGAGCATTTGCTTTCTGCCCTGAAAAAAATCCAGATTAAGTGGAAATATGCCAATAAAAATAATTAAATTAATTTGTGCAAAAAGCTATACAACGACACGGAAATAGTTGTATAATGATTCCATCTTAACAACAACACCAAGGAGGTGTTTATGTCCTACCGCCAATTCGTTTCCAGCAGCCGTGCGCTGCTTACCGCCCTCAGACCCAAGGTCGAAGAGGCCGGTTACCGCATCAAAAAGGATGCGTGGGTTTGGGAAGACCATTGTTCCAAGGGGAACTGGGAGTTCCACGGACCAAACGGTTTCTACCTTTACTTCTCTGCGGAGAGCGCCTATGACGCTCGCGCCCAAGGGTGGACTGTCTTCCTCCAACTGACCGACGAGGAGGTTGACGCGCTCGCGGCGTAACCCTTCTATCCAGATCAAGGGCCACGAAAGTGGCCTTTTTTTTGCCTAAAAATAATTAAAATATTTTGTACAAAAAGCTATACAACGACACGGAAATAGTTGTATAATTCTTTCGTCTTAAACAAAACAGGAATGAAAGTATGAGAGAAAACCTAGAGAAAGATGAGTTGGATCTTGAAGTCTACACAAGGATCAAGAGGGCTGAGCAAAGATTCAACGGTCAGTTTTTTACCAAAGCTGCAAAGAAAGACGCCATGGGCGATCTTAACTTTGCTTACTATTTGCTCAGAAGAGAAGCGTTCGCTAATTTTGCAGATGATGTTGACCGGGAAGAATTCTTTGCTACTCCGACGAATAACATGCCTTATGACTTACATCAGGTGCGCGAAGCAAAGCACAAAGACTTTTTTGAACAGTACGGTGATTGGGATGCAGTTGTTGAGCTTGTCGGGCTTCGAGCGTTTTACAATAGTCAGGAAGTTGTGGCTAAGCCAAAAGCTGTCAAGAGCGAAGGTCGCAGGACAGAGCGATCTGCTAAACACTGGGGCCACTGCCAGCTTTGCGGACGCAAGCACAAGCTGGACGTCAGTGACAACACAATAGCTGATCACGGTTACACGGTAGACGGATGGAGATCTGCCGGATGCGATGGTTCATTTTGCTTACCGATTGAGTTGTCATGCGAAGAAGTTAAAAAAGAAATTAGCAGGATTAAAAAAGATCTCGCTGAATATCAGGAAATGGAGCGTAAAGGCGAAAAGGTTGTTGAAGGCAAAATTTCTTTTGGATCTAGATCTGGTGAAATTATTTACGGCGAGCCTTCAAATCACATTCGTAGGTGCGAGCACAAAATAGAGTTGTTTGAGAAAAAGGTTGCAAACTGGAAGCCTGTTGCGATCGAAGACCTTGAAGAAGTTTTGTATGACGACGATGTTGCAGACACAACTCTTCGATTGAAAGAAACATTCTCTTCAAGCAAAGAAGCTAGGAAACGCGCCGAAGAGTTAAAGCTTGAAGGCTGGAGAACTAGAGTTTGGTTCGATCGGGTTTTCAGGGAAATGAAACTAACAGCAACGAGGTCCGCGTAAGCGGGCCTTTGGAGGGAAAGCATGAATAACAAAGAACACAACACAGGATACGGTTGGGTCATCAGGCCACCAGCAAGTCTTCTTGAGAGGTCCGAGAAAATTGACGAAAGTCCAGACGCTGATTACATAGAGATCTATTATCTTGACGGCCACGATTGGGTTGTAAACTTTTACAACAAGGGTGGCACAGCTCTTTACATTCTGGGCAACGAAGACGAGTACCCATACCCTGAGTACTTCTACCGCAAGCGTGAAGCGATTCAGTCAGCCAGCAAGTATCTGATGGAGGCTAGTCGTTATCCTCATCTGCAAGAAATCAAGGTGTTCGGCAAGGATGGAAACTTGCAGCGCACTATCCAACAGGTCGACGCATGGCGAAGCGCCGGTCCTGCAACTAAAGCCAGCTAAGGAGAAGCAATGGAAAAAAAGAAAACATTAAGCGATGAAATCTCTGAGGAACTCAAGAAGTTCCAAGAGAAAGGCGGGGTGATCCAAGAGATCCCCATTGGCGCCAGCGCGTTGAGGGACAAAGGTGTGTCTAACCGAGTTAACCGTTTTAAGATAGGAGAGAATTTTGCCCGTTTCAAATAAGAAAAAATATTACAATCGTGTGCGACGCACTTGCCTGTTGTGGAATATCGAAATTGTGTTTATCGGAGAACATAAAAACTATCGTCGAGTTGAGCTTAGAGTTGTGAAAGGCAATCCGCCACACACCAACTCACAGTTGTTGATTAGCCAGACTGCGGATGACGCTAGTCCGCTCAACATCGATTGGAAGAAATTCCACAACGAATTGACTGATTACGGTTTTGTTGGGGGCGTGAAGTGAAGAAAGAATTTGCAAACATTGCGATCGCAAAGGATGTGGCCAATCGGATGGACCGCGCAAGAGACTCGATGTCCAAAGCGTTTGGTTACACCTTGTCGCGCACCCAGTTTTTTGAACTGATGATTGCCAAGATGGAAGATGACATCAGGAGCAAGGAGGCAGTTAACCATGGGTAGCCCTAAAAAACAGATTCACAATGTCTATGGCTATTGTCGTGTGTCTACTACTGAGCAAGCGGAAAATGGTATTTCGATCGAAACCCAAAAAGAATTTATTTCAGAGTTCGTCAGGGAGAAGTTTAACCTCGAAGTAACACAGTGGTTTATTGACGCCGGAGTGTCTGGCACTGTTCCGATTCTTGAGCGCGACCAGTGCCGCGCGATGACAGATGTAATTGACGAACATGATGTTGTAATCGCAACCAGAATCGATCGGTTGTCCAGAAGCTGCAAGGACTTGCTTGCGACTATACCCAAGCTTGAAGAAAGCGGGATTACACTTTACCTGTGTGAGCAGTTTGGCGACATGCCGGTTGTTTATCCTGCGGACCTGAAAGCCAAGGGTTTGAACTCGAAGTACGACATGAACACTTTGGTCAACAAGATCATGCTGATGGTGTTATCTGCTGTTGCGGAAATGGAGTTTGAAAACACCAAGAAAAAGTTTGCTGAAGGCAAAATATCTTGGGCGCAACGCGGATACGCGATTGGAGGATCGGCGCCGTTTGGATTCCGCTTTGAGGAAGAGAAGATGAAAAACGGTAATCGCGTCAAGACCAGAAAGAAACTGGTTGAGGTGCCGAAAGAGCAAGATGTGCTTAAAACCATCCACAACTGTGTGAAGCGAGGTTTGGGTGCGCGTCGTATCGCTAGGCAGATACAAAACACCCACCCAGAGTTTCCTGATTTTCATTATCGAAAGGTTGAGCGGATCCTTCAGCGCAAGCATCAGGGTTTGCATTTATCTCATTAATGTTCATCATATGGTTATGACTGCTGTAGAAAAAATAAATGAATCGATCGAGCGAGTAGACGCGATGCTTGAAAGAGATTTTATGACTCAGCCTGTGCGAGAAATTCTGACAGAAATAAAAGGTTTGTTGGAAAGCGCAAAGGCGGACCTTAGCTAATGGCGAACATAACCGGCTGGGGCAGAGGCACTTGGGGACAAGGAACTTGGGGTGAGCCGATTGGCGTTGAGCTAACCGGATTAGGAATTACCTCTGGCCTTGGCAGTGTTACGACTAGGGGCGATAACAACATTTCTGTTACCGGCCTTGCTTCTACCTCCGGCTTAGGCGCTTTGACAGTCACTGGCGTTGCTAATGTCTCTCTCACAGGCCAAGCAGCTACCAGCGCGTTAGGCTCGTTAACTGTCAACGCCGCAGCAAATGTCACCCTCACAGGACGCGCAACAACTTCCGGTTTAGGGTCTGTTACCGTCTTACACAACGCAGTGGTAGAGCTTACTGGGTTGCAGTTTGCAGCGTCTGTTGGCGAACTAAGCGTTAGCGCGGCAGCAAACGTCTCACTTACCGGGGTTGCTGCTACCTTTGGGGTTGGCGATCTTATGATCTGGGGCGAGATAGACACTTCCCAGACAGCCGGTTACTCAGCAGTATCAACTTCACAAACGGCCAGCTATTCGGCCATTGATACGAGTCAAACACCAAACTATACTGAGATAGAGGCAGGTCGTGACGAGGCGGCTTAAAATACTTTGTATAAAGAGTTGTACAACGACACGCTAATGTGTTCTAATACTCATCAAGGAGTAATGAATGGTAACTTACGTTAATGACTTACGTTTGTCGGAATTGGCCACCGGGGAAGGATCGGGAACTTGGGGTACAACCACAAACACAAATTTAGAGCTGATCGCAGAAAAATTCGGTACAGCAAGCGAAGCTCTTTCTGACGCAAGCACAGCAACTCTTACAATGGCTGACGGGACTAGTGATGCATTTCGCTCTTTGGCCCTAACTCTCACAGGATCTTTATCACAGGCTTGTACGGTCACATTGGCTCCAAATACTCTTTCCAATGTTTGGGTGATACAAAATTCAGCAGGTAATACAGTTACCCTTACTCAAGGCACAGGCGCAAATGTAGTCATACCAAACGGCGGTATCCGCATGGTGGCTACTGACGGTGCTGGCTCTGGCGCAGCAGTTACAGATGTCCTAGACGTACTAGGCGGCACAGGCAACGTAGGGCTTGGTAGTGGTGCGTTTGGTACAGGACTGACCACAGGTACAGATAACGTAGCGATAGGTGAGAATGCTGGTGATGCGCTGACTACTGGTTCTGACAATACTCTTGTCGGTGACAACGCGGGTGGGGCGACAACTACGGGCGACAATAATGTAGCAATCGGGTCTGCTTCAGGGGACGCATTGACTACAGGAGGTCTGAACACTTTTGTTGGTTCAGCATCAGGGTCTGCTGCTTCAACTGTAAGCAACAACACGGCTATCGGAGCTTTTGCCTTTGATGCTGGCACTGGCGCAGATAACACGGCAGTGGGTTCAGGAGCTTTGGGTGGCGCATCTAACTCGGCCGCAAACAATACGGCTATGGGTAAAGACGCTGGAAATGCAATAAGCACCTCTGCCCATAACGTCTTAATTGGGCATAATTCGGGAGCTGCGCTTACTACCGGCGGTTACAACGTAGCGGTAGGGTCGCTTACTTTAGATGCAGCGACCACGGCAGCAAATAACACGGGTGTCGGTTATGCTGTTTTAACAGTCAATTCGACGGGAGCCAACAATACGGGGCTTGGATACTATGCCTTGGTAGCTAACACCACAGGATCAGGCAACGTCGCCGTCGGACACGAAGCATTGGACGCTAACTCTACGGGAGGTTCGAACACCGCGATTGGAAAAAGCGCTTTAACAACTAACACCACGGCCTCTAATAATGTGGCAGTCGGCAGTAGTGCTTTGTTTTCCAACACTACGGGAACAACGAATACCGCTCTAGGAACTGTTGCGCTTTACAACAACTTACAATGTGGCTATGGGCAGAAGAGCCTTAGATGCCGTAACAACAAATTCTTTTTGCGTCGCCATAGGTTCAAGTGCCTTAGAAAGCAATACGTCTGGAAGCATGACGGCAGTTGGGCATAATGCTTTAACAGCCAACAGCACAGGGACATTAAATACCGCTGTCGGGGCAAGTGCTTTACTTGCAAATACCACCGCAAATAACAATACGGCTGTCGGAGTCTTGGCGTTAGCAACAGTTGCCACATCAGATGCTAATACAGCAGTGGGCAGCTATGCTTTAAATGTAAACACAGCAGCAAATAACACGGCTGTGGGAAGATTGGCTTTGAAGTCCAACACCACAGGAACAGGTGGCGTTGCAGTCGGAACTGGAGCTGCTGATTCGGTAACAACAGGCAATTATACAACCGCCATAGGTTTCAACGCTGGTACTGCTCTGACAACGGCAGACAATAACACGTTACTCGGTGGGGGAGCTGGCGAAAATTTAGTTGGAGCAAACAATGTTGCCGTAGGCTTTAGAGCACTTACATCAGATGGAGGCGCAAGTGGAGCAAACAATGTTGCCATAGGTGTAGATGCGATGAGATTTGTAGTAGGGGGCGGCAACAATGTTGTAATTGGACTAGAAGCCGGCGAGCAAATGACTGGAGCCGAAGAAAATGTTGCGATTGGCTATCAGGCAATGGATAGTGCCACTACAGCAAATGAATGTATTGTCATAGGAGATCGTTCTGCCGTTTCTGCTGTAGATCGTAGCAGAGAAATTGTAATTGGCCCGTCATTAACAGGTGCAGGGCAAAATACTTTTGCGTTTGGAAAAACTAGTGTTGGAAGAGTTTATAATAGCTTTGCGACAGACAATAGTTGGACAAGAGACTCCGACGAAAGATTAAAGACAAATATAAAAGATGATTCGTTAGGGTTATCTTTTATTGACGCTTTAAGAACAGTGACTTTTCAATGGAAACCTAATAACGAATTGCCTGAAACATTTGACGCTTATCAAGAAACAAACGAAAAGGATACAACAACTGTAATTCACGGAATGGTTGCTCAAGAAGTTAAAGCTGCTTTAGATAGTGCTGGTGTAAGTACTTTCAATGGGTGGAAAGAGTCACTAGACGGTGTACAGGGGTTAAGTTCAGAAGCGTTCATTTTCCCATTAATTAAGGCTGTTCAAGAGCTTTCCGCGGAAATTAAAAAACTCAAAGGAGACTAAAAATGGCTGTTAAAAAGACTTTGATTAGAGCAGTTCCTGCTAGTGCAGGAGGAAAGGTAACTCAATGGATTTTGACGATGAAGTACGAAGAGGGTACTGAAGGTCAAGCTGGCTACTACACAAACAATAAAACTGCAACTATTGATGCAACTGAAACAGGGCCAGAGGGTTCAACCACAACTAACTTCACTGCTAAAGCTGAAGCAGATTGGACAAAGAAAGAACTTGAAGACCTTTGCCCAACAGCTAAGTGGGATGAAATATTTGATAGTCAATACGACTCAGTGATTACAAATCCAAAAACTAACCCTGTCCCTAACAACGAGTTTGAAATACCTAGTTAATGGAATCCCAACAATACAATTTTCATACTTTGCCAGCAGTGTTTTTAATGGAAGCTCGACTTCCTGAAAATTTAATAAATCAACTGAACAACTATCTTGATAAGTTAATGGTAGATGAAAATAGAATTGACCACTCAGGCACGTTGGTTGGTCAGATAGGTCATGGTCAACAACTTACAATGGATCATTTGTGCCAAGAGATGGGTGATTTTAACGCTTTCATTCAAGGCATGGGTCAGGAATATTTAAAAAAATACATGGAATCGACTGGCAATCAATTGTCTGGAAACAGGCTAATTGAGACAGATGAATTGTGGTCTGTTCATAGTTTTGAAAGAGATTACAATCCAATCCATGATCACGGCACAAAAACTATCACAGGAATTAGCTGCACTTGTTGGACAAAAGTTCCGCAGCAAATATTAGATCAACCAACAGCAGGTTCGCCTGAATACAGCCTGTACAACGCTTCTGGTAACGCTGATGGTTGTTTGGCATTTAACTATGGCAGAAATAGTTTGATCGATGTGGATCGATTAGCTCCTCCACAATCGTTTATAATCAAACCAGAAGTAGGCAAATTTTTGCTTTTTCCAAGCTGGCTTCAACACATGGTTTACCCTTTTGAGGGTGAGGGAGAACGGCGCACAGTCGCCGCGAATTTAAACGTATGGAAGGTAAATGATGACGGAACAAGACACTAAAGAAGTTGTAGATGCAGAAGTTGTAGAAGAAGCGGAGGTTGCTCAACTTCCTCCTAACCCTGAAGTGTTAACTGCTCGTATGGATGAGCTTAGAGAAGAGATTGGACAGATTACGAACGTAATCAACGCGAATCAAAAACAACTAGATACTTATGTAGCAGCGTTTAACTGGTATTCACAGCAGTTAGAAGCAGTAACCTCAGAGGAAGAATAATGGGTTTTATCGCAGATTTACTGATATACGCCAGCCTGTTCGTTACGATAAGTAGCGCAATTTGCGCCGTAACTCCAACCCCAAAGGACAACGAGTTTATGGGCAAGTACATTTATCCAGTGATAGAAATGGTGGCCTTGAACATTGGCAAAGCCAAAGAAGGCAGAACAACCAATCCAATTAAGTTTGTTAAAAGGTCAGACTAATGGCTGAAATGACTGTCGCGCAAAAACGTAAAATGATTGCAGAGTTGAAAAAAGCAAGCAAGATGCATGCTTCTCAAGCAGCACGTTTAGAGAAAACGCTAAAGAAAAAGTAATGTCTGATTCTGAGGCGTTGTCTGAAATCAAGACCCACGAGCGAGAATGCGCTATCAGATACGAACATATTGAAAAACGCCTTGACGAAGGATCTGCAAAGTTCAAGAGATTAGAGATGTTGCTTTGGGGCGTTTACCCATTCATGATTGTGACAATCGTAGCCGCTAAATTTTTATGACCCATGCAAGGTGCAATATTAGCTTTCATGTTAATAACCGTCATCGAAGGCAATGTGGCGCAGGGTTCAGAACAGATGTTATTTCGAGACATCCACCGTTGTCAGCAATTTGCCTATTGGATCGAACACAATTGTAGAGATCCCCGTTGTCGAGGTGGTATCAAGCAACAGAATATTACTGCATACTGTAAGCCTGTCATGGCGGGAGCCAACCAAAAGTTTTGGGATTGAATATGAGCATATACAGCGGTTTATTTTACATCCATGAAGAAAAGCGATTTGCTCGGTGGGATGAGTACATGGCGTTTTATCGCCAACAGCGGTTGAAAGAAAATGACTAAAAGACTTGAGCCGCAATCTCGTTTTGCTGCTGCCGATTTAGATCAAGACGGTGAAGTTACAGACGAAGAACTTTCTCGTCACCAAGAACTAGTTCAGCTTGAGCTTGCAGAAGAAAAGGCAGACAGCCAGCGGAAAATGGCGTGGGTTGCTATGATTAGCATGTGTGTTTTTGCTCTGTTGCCCCTACTGCCATTTGTTCCAGAAGAAAGACTTAGCACTCTTTCTGCTCTCTCCGACATGCTCTTCCTTTCACAAGCATCGATTATAGGGTTGTACTTCGGCGCTACCGCCTACATGTCTAGAAAACCGTAAGGTCTTCCCGTGATATTTGAATCGATTGTTGCAATTACTTCGGCGGTTTCGGCTATATCGGGTCTGTTTGAACAAGTTGAAAATGGGACAAAAAACGTACAGACGCTTCTTGGCCAGCTTGGGGCAATCTCTTCTGGCATTGATAAGTATGAGATTGAAAGGCGCAACTCCTTAACCGCCCCCCTTGATGGCGAATCGGCCATGAGACTCGCTGCCCAAAAAGCACGACTCGACAGGTATCATGAGAATTTGCGGTTACTCAGCAATATGAACTCGGATGCGGCTCGCGTCATTGACGTATATTTCGAGGAACTAGAGGCTCAAAAGCAGCGGCATCGTCAGAGCGTTAAAGAGGCAATAGAAAAGCAAAAGCGTCGGAAACAGATGCTAAAGGATGTTTCCCAGTATGGCATTCTAATTATTCTTGCGATAGCGGTCGCTGTTGTTACCGTTACTCTTGTTGTCAAGCTATTCGGAAAAGGAATCTAATGGACATAGGATCAGTCAGCCCAACAAATGACATTTCTTGGAGGCAAGCAGCAGAGCTTCGTTATCAGAAATTAATGGAGTCCACCCAGCGGGAAGAGCGTCGTCAAAGGGTGGAACAATTAAATACGACGTTGTATATTTCCAAAAACGGCAGGATCGAAATGCAGCAAGCGAAAGCTTCAAACAACATAAACTTCTTGGTGTAGATATGCCTCCAAAGAAAAAACCGGCAGCAAAAAAGAAATCTAAATCTCGCGTTAACGAGGCTGGCAATTATACGAAGCCATCCATGAGGAAGTCTTTGTTCAATAAGATCAAGGCCGGATCTAAAGGCGGTAAGCCCGGACAATGGTCAGCTCGTAAGGCTCAGATGCTGGCAAAGCAATACAAAGCTAAAGGCGGAGGATATAAAAGCTAATGGCTTTGAAGAAGTCTCAAAAATCTTTGAAGAAATGGACCAAGCAGAAATGGCGCACTCCAAGCGGTAAAAAGTCTTCTGAGACCGGCGAAGTGTATGCGCCCTCTGCCACCATTAAAAAATTAAAATCAACTCCGAAAGGCAGGAAAAAACTTGCGGCAGCTAACAAAAAGAAAAGAGCTGCAACAGCAAAAGGGAAACAGCATGCTAAGCATGGTTTGCACAAAGGGAAAAAAAGATAATGCCGCCTAAGAAAGATCCAAGATTAAAAAGAGCAGGGGTAACGGGATATAACAAGCCAAAAAGAACGCCAAATCACCCTAAGAAATCACACATTGTTGTTGCCAAGGAAGGTGACAAGATTAAAACCATTCGGTTTGGTCAACAGGGCGTGAAGACGGCTGGCAAACCTAAGAAGGGAGAGTCTGCAACACAAAAGGCAAGACGTAAAAGTTTCAAAGCTAGGCATGCAAAAAATATTGCTAAAGGGAAAATGTCAGCAGCTTATTGGGCTAATAGAGAAAAATGGTGATGGGTAAGATCAGTATTGGCTTGGGTGTTGCTTTAGTTGTTGTGTGTGGCGCATTTAAGCTGTACTACGACAAATCTCAAGCTGAGTTGGACTCGTTTCAAATAAGGCTAGAGCAATCAATACAGAATCAAAAAACTCTAGAAACCACAATTGAAGAGCAAAATCAAAATCTGAAACAGACCATAGAAAATCAAGAATTGATGATTGCTCAGGTTGAGCGCTTACAAAAGGAAAACATGGCAGCGCAGAACGAGGTCACTGATATTAGAAAAAAGTTTTCAAAGCATTCAATGGATGTATTGTCAATCAGGAAGCCTCAATTGATACAAAATATTATTAATCGCGGTACGAAGGCAGTGTTAAATGATCTCAAACAGATTACCGATGAAAACCAGTTTGATCAGGACGTTTTTGTTCCTGATCCTGTTACTAGCTAGTGGCTGCTCCATCTTCGGATCAAGCCGGGAAATACCGGAAGTCGCGCCTGTCGAGGTGGTTACGGTTGTCCAGACGGCGCCTAAATATCATCCTCCGCTCCCGAACCAAATTGATCCAGTACTGGTGGAGTGGACCGTACTAAATCCGCAGATTATGCAAGAGTATTTAGACGACTTGAACGAAGGTAATGCGCCCACCAACGTCTGGTATGCTTTGACGACGAAGGGCTACGAAAATCTTGCAACAAACATGGCTGACGTTAAAAGATATTTGAGACAAGTTCTTAGCATAGTAAAGTACTATCGAGAATCGGATAAAGGAGAGAATGTAAAAGATGAACAATGAATTAAAAACGAGTCAAGAAGGCATATCTCTGATCAAGTCATTTGAAGGGTGCGAATTGACTGCATATAGGTGCAGCGCAAATGTCCCAACAATCGGTTTTGGCCATACCGCTGGTGTGTCGGATGGTGACACTTGCACTCAAGAAGAGGCAGAAACCATGCTGGCAGAAGATCTAGAAGAATTTGAAGACTACGTCAAAAACTACGTTGAATCTGAGTTGCAACAAAACGAGTTTGATGCTCTGGTTGCTTGGACCTACAACCTTGGGCCAGCCAACCTGAAAGAATCAACTATGCTTAAAGAATTAAACTCTGGAAATTTTGAAGAAGTGCCTCGACAAATGAAAAGATGGAATCGTGCTGGGGGTGAAGTTTTAGACGGTTTAATCAGACGCAGGGAAGCTGAGTCATTATTGTTTAAGGGAGAACCGTGGGAAGGTGTATAATTCCGCTAGGCGACTTACACCTAGGTCGCCTAGGAACCGGTGTTCCGAAACCCACTGCCTCGTAGCACCGGTTCCGACCATTGAATGACCTAAGCATCAAAGATTTTGACATCTTGTCCCGGCAAGATCAGTCCGAGGCGTTAGCTTTGTTGAGTCGATACGACCAGCTAGAAAAACAAGATTCGTGTAGAACAGATTTTATAAGCTACGTTAAACATCTTTGGCCTGACTTTATCGAAGGCCGACACCACAAAATTATTGGCGAAAAGTTTAACAAGATTGCGGAAGGCAAGCTAAAAAGACTTATTGTTTGCTTGCCTCCTCGACACTCCAAGTCTGAGTTTGCAAGCACTTACTTCCCGTCTTGGATGATGGGGCTGCGTGGTAATTTAAAAATAATACAGACCACCCACACTGCTGAGCTTGCAGTCAGGTTTGGTCGTAAAGTTAGAAATATTATAGATAGCCAAGATTATCAACACATTTTCCCAGAAATAAAATTAGAGTCTGATAACAAATCTGCTGGTCGATGGACCAGTAATCAAGAGGGCGAGTTTTTCGCCGCTGGAGTGGGTGGCGCCATTACAGGTCGAGGCGCCGACCTTTTGATTATTGACGACCCGCACTCTGAACAAGATGCGTTATCACCTACCGCAATGGA